TAAAATCATCCGTCCGGGCTACTGCCGGAGTCGGGCCGGTCTTCCCGTCCTTGTATTCAGGCTCGATACCTTCCGCCCGCAGAAGCTCGATGAATCGCGCGGAGCTCTGCAAATCGGCCTCACACACGCTCAAAGCGTTTAGCAGCTCGCCCTTGTGCTCCCACTCTTCCCGCTGCACTCGGTGGAAGGTCGCGGTGTCCCCGACGATCGTAGGCTCGGTGAACATGCGCACGGTCATGTCGACGACGCGCAATTCTTCGGGGGGGAACTCAGGCCGAAACCGATTGAACAGCTCCAACGTGAGCCTGATGTCCTGCAAACAGCCCCCGCCTAGCGCGGTGTATAAATCCGCCGGAATGTTTTCTGCACGCCTGCCCATAAATTCATCATAAGGTACTGTCTTGCTACCCAGCCCAAAGTGCTTAGCGAGGCTTGACAAGGCCACGCTTACATGATTGCCGACCAGCAGACGCGCCATGCACAACGTATCAAACCAGAATGCCGGGCTTACACCGTAGTGGTGTGACAGGATCAATCCGTCGAAGTGCGCGTGATGTGCAATAACGGCAATGTTTGCCCAGTCCTGCTTGTCGCACCACGCCTGAATTTCATGGGGCATGAGCCAATAGGCGCCGCTCTCATCTTGAACGCCCAAAAGCAACGCTTGGAAGCGTTGCTCTCTGATATAGTGTTCAGTGGTCATCTTCTTGAGCGTATAGTCTTTGTCAAAATACGTCTCGAAATCCAGACAGATTGTCTTCATAAATTTACTATCTCCTCGAGCATTCTATCCCGGTCTTGCGCGCTCAAGTCGCACACATAGGCGCGGGCAGAAACTTCGTAGTGCATCAGGCCGGGAAACTCGCGCAAAATTGTGCGAACGTCATTCACCGCTTGGCTGATGGATATTTCACCGATCTTGCATATATCCTTTTTCTGGATATGCCCGGCGAAAAGTAAATGTTTCAGCGCACCTATCAGGCGCGTGCGCTCCGCCAATCTTTTGTTTAAAAAGTATGTCATCTGCTTATCCTATTTAACGTTACTTAGGTCGTCAAGCTTATTTTAACAGCGCGCCTGCTAGGGCAAGAAGCCCTAGCAGTCCGGCCAGCATTGCCCAGCTCATGCCCAGCTTGGTGTTTTAAATCCCTCACGCTTTTTGCGATAAGGCATAATGACGCCAACCAGCGGACAATCTTTTTCGCTTCCATGAAAACGCACAAGCGCGGGGTCTAACCCGTTTGGGTAAATGTCACATATTGCGTCAATTTCTTTTGCCGCTTTATACATTGCAAGCTGATATTTCGGCTCGAACCACACATCAGTCACACTTAGAGCATCTGGTGTTTCTTTCGGGATAACACGTTTCCAGTTTGGAAAGGTTCCATCAATTGGCTGGAACAGTGTGTTGCCCAGGCGCCATGTTTTGCCGTCTTCTGTGCTCAGTTCAACCATTGTTTGACCACGTGCAGGTTTAAAGCCTTTCACAACGTCCGCTGGAACAATCAAGCTCACGGGTTCGTCTAGTGTGTTTGTTTCGTCATGAGCTGCTAGCAGCATGTGACCATTGGTTGCCACAAGTGTAGTTCCCTTGGCATTTATCTCGACCTGCACGCCACAGAGATAATAGCGCGTTTCCTCGGTCGACACAGCATTAAAGACGGCCTTCAAGTGGTCGATTTTTAATGTTGTTTTCATGTTTGCGTTCCCTTTTGTTTCGATGCTCATTGTGTTTGCTCCTACGTGTTGCTGACAGGTGTAGTATCTACACCTATAGTTTTTGTACGTCAAGATAAAATCTGGTCGATTTTTTTATTTTTATCGACATATATGACGGATATGTCGATAACATCATCATAGAGGTCAGGCCGCTACAGCTTCAGATGAAGTCAGCTACCAATGTGCTCATGACGCATTCCTATAATTTATGGGTTCCAATGATAATGCGCTATCCGACAATATTTGATCTGCGTAATCGGTGGCGTCATAATGCTGTAGATACCATCCGCGACGATTGCTATTTGGCATAACGCCATAAAAATGCACTTCATTCGACGCCGTGATACGATATCTTTCAGCGCCCAATCGCTGCATTTCCGTTTTTATGATCGATCTAATATCTGCATCTTTAATATGTGTCATGATCTTGCCTCCTCAATATGCGCCTCAATCAAATGCGCTGCGATTTCATGCCAGTTTACATCGGAAACAAATGCCATTGCGTAATCCAGCGCTAAGCTTTTGCCGGTGTTTTCTAGAATTTCATTCACATAGTCTTTGAGTTGCTCGGCTACGGCGTGTGTGTCAAAGTCTTCTGCTGATTCTGCGGTCTTTGATGTGCTGCATATATCATCGAGTGTTGCACCATCAAAAATTTCCAAATTTATCCGCCATGTGGCGTAGTTTGCCCAGCCGCTATATGTTTCGTTTCTCATGTTGTGCTCCTCTGTGTTGCTGATAGGTGTAGTATATACACCTATAGTTTTTGTACGTCAACCCGCTATGACAGAATTTTATCAATCGCCGCAGATAATTCCAGCGCGCTAAAAGTTCGGGCATGGGGAGCCAACCGCACAATAAAACGAGCCAAAGCGCGCAAGATCGGAGAGTGATATGATGGTGGCAGGACGCTCAGGGCAGCAGCGACTGCTGCGAGGGGTTGATTGTCCTGCCAGTCGTTAATCGCCTGTGCAGCGTAGGCGGGCAGAGTGTCCGCCCTCTCCCAGCGATGCAAGGTTTGACGGGTGATTTTGAGCTGCCCGGCTAGTTGCGCACGGGTGAGCCCGTGCGCGTTGCATAGTGTGTTGATAAGTTCGTTCATTTTGCTATTCCTCAGAAATCCTACTTTGCGTAGTAAAGTACCAGCAGGGCAAATCCTAGATACGGCGTTGCGTACCCTATGGCCAGTGAGCAGAGTAGGATATATATAATTTTCATTGCGGTTGTCTCCTGTAAGTTATTTGACGGCGTTAGTATGGCCTGCCGCCAAAACCATTGGGGTAGTAGGGGGCCGAAGCCCCCTTGTTGTTATTTGCAATGTTCAGCGATGTAGTCATATGCGCCCATCTGTGTGTTGAAGATTGGAGATGTACGGGCAAATTCATGCTCTGCGGCATTGCCGCGATTAGTCAATACAGAGATCCGGAATCCGTACTGGTCTTGGTACACGTAAAAAACATTCTGCATTTTCATCTCCCTTTAGAGGCCAACGTGACCCCGATCTTTATGGCACGTCCTGTTTGTTACGTCAATATCGCGTTGCAAATTTTACCTATTTTGTTTTGCGTGTACATAGCTTGCCAAGCTATGTGGTAAAAAGATCAATGTTTTCAATAACTAAAAAACTATAGGTGTTTTTTTAAGATGCACTTATAATATCGTGGTGTTTTAGTGGCTTTGTAGCGTTTGGTAATAGGTCAACATTACTGACCTAAAAAAATTTGCCAAAAAGGGTGCTTATTTTATTAAATAGTTTAATAATATATATAGGTACTTAAAAAAATATATAGGTTGCCCTTTGTTTTCATGCACTTAGCGCGCCACCCCAGGCTAAATGTTACACTACAAAAAGGTGCATAGCTTACGTTACGTATCAGATGTTACGCCCTGCCCTACGTGCCCATTTGTTACGCGGGCGGGTCGCACCGGTTACAGGTGCCGCAAGGTGCGTAGTGTAATATTTATTACGTGGGCTGAGGCTAGGCCAGAGGGAGGCCAGAGGCCGGGGCCCAACTCAGGAAAACCCCCCACCGACCACCCCTTACCTTATTTATTTTACCCCCCATATAAAAACCGCACGTATTTTTGAAATCGACTTTCAACAACCAAATAGTATCGTTGACAACCTCACGCACCAAGATTATGGTATTCAAGCTTTCGGGTATATGTTGTTCTCGAAGGCGCGTTTCCTCCCTTAACTTGCCGGGGACTTTCCCCTAAAGGTTCCCGGTTCTTTTATGACAAGCATCCGTGACGACATCATCCTTCATCTTGGGCGCGATCCTCTTCTTGCCCACAGCGCTTTGTTCCGTCATCGCCATCCTGAAGCCACCCAGCATTTCCACAAAACCATAATTGAGGATTGGCACTCTGATGCGCCGCGTGTTCTGGACATGGTGTTTCGTGGCGGTGGCAAATCAACTGTGGCGGAAGAAGCAATTATTGTCATGGCGTGCCTTCAACAGTTCAAGAACGGATTAGTGATTGGTGAAACCGAACCCCGTGCACAAGAACGCCTTGCCGCTATCAAGCATGAGTTTGAAACCAACGAAGACCTGCTTGAATTGTTTGGCGATCTCAAAGGGCGTAAATGGCAAGAGACTTACATCGAGCTATCGAATGGAACAGTACTGCGAGCTCATGGCCGTGGTCAGTCTTTGCGTGGTGTTAAACATCTGCATTATCGTCCTGATATAGCCTTCCTCGATGACTTGGAAGATGAGGAAAGTGTCAGAACCCCTGAAGCCCGCCAGAAGACAATGGACTGGTTTGTCAAAACGTTTATGCCAGCTCTTGATCCTAAAGCCCGCGTGCGCATGGCCGCTACTCCGTTACATCCAGAAGCGCTTGCCCTAAAGCTGTCACGTTCCCCTGACTGGGTTGTGCGCAAGTATCCTATCCTGTTCAAAGACGACGCGGGGCAGGAAGCAGCAACATGGCCGGAGCGGTACTCGCTGGACTGGTGCCGTAACAAACGGCGGGAGTATGAAAGCCTTGGGCAGCGGCACGCGTGGCAGCAAGAGTTCATGTGCGAAGCAGAGAACCCGGAGGATAAAATATTTACGCCAGACTTGTTTAGGTGTGAGCCACAGATCAGGGCGTGGCAGCCTGTCTACGCGGTCTATGATCCCGCGCGCACAGTAAAGTCAACGTCGGCCATGACCGGTAAAATAGTCGGGTCGTGGGTAAACAACCGATTGATTATCTGGGAAGCGGCGGGGCACCTTTGGAAACCGGACGAGATTATCGAGGACATCTTCAACGTCGACGCACGGTACAACCCCATTAGTATCGGCGTTGAAGAAGACGGCTTGCATGAGTTCATTATGCAGCCGCTCAGACATGCTCAGATAAACCGTGGACACCCCGTCCCGATACGAGCTTTGAAAGCCCCCAAAGGCAAACTTGACTTCATCCGTAGCCTGCAACCATTTTTCAAAGCGGGAGAGGTTATCTTCGCTGGCGATAAATTGAACTTCCAAGAACTTGAAAATCAACTTATGTCCTTTCCCTCTGGCAGAATCGACATACCGAATGCGCTCGCCTATTTCCTTAAGCTGCGCCCCGGCATACCGATGTTTGACGGTTTCGGTACAGCCAACATAAACGAAGACATCCCCGTTGCCCAGAGGCATCCGGCGTACTTGTGCGTCAACGCGACCAACTCAATTACAACCGCAATGGTAGTCCAAGTCTATGATGGGACGTTATCAGTGCTGGCAGACTTTGTACGCGAGGGCGATCCCGGTGCCGTGCTTGCTGACCTAATACGCGAAGCCAGCGTGTTTACCCGAAAGAACTTTACGCTTGTTGCCCCAACCCGACACTTCCAGCAATACGACCAAACAGGGCTTGTAAGCATTGCCAAGCGCATACCTGCCTCAATCAATCGTGGCGGGGCGGAAGTAAAAGGGAGATCGGAGATCAGGGACATGATGCGGAAGCTTTCACATAGTCGCCCAGCCTTTAGGGTAAGCACGCTAGCCTCATGGACGCTCAGAGCGCTGTCTGGGGGCTACGCCAGAGAGATTGGGAACGACGATGCAGTCGAGGGCGTGTACAAAATTCTGTGCGAAGGCTTGGAGTGTTTTGCGGCTACGTTGTCCTCTGGCTTGCACGACACCGAGAATGAAGGTATAAGATACGCAACCACATCGGACGGGCGGCGCTATATGAGCGCTTTGGCAACGAGGGACTGATATGCGCGAAACATTTCTCGTAGACATCGATACAGCTATGAGCACAGCCTTTATGCTTGGCGATGAACACTCTCAGGCAATCCTTATGCAGATGCGGCGTTTAGCCTTGGCCCTTCCTCCAACAGTTCCCGACGCTGTGCAGGACGTGGCAGGCGACGCTACTGTGGTGACATCAAACCTTAACCTGAATGAAACAACTTTGCGTTCTAATGAAACGCTGTATAACCCTTCTGTCCCTCCTATAGTATTGGCGAGCTAACAAATGGCTGAAGAAGAAGAACTTCTTAACGTTGAAGAAGATGATACTTCAGGATTGAAGGATCGTTCCAAGAACCTTGCCAAGTCCAAGAAGACCCGCGAGAAGCTGATCGACTTGTACCGCGACGTGGAGAAAGGTTTTGAAGACCAGCTTCCGCGCTCAAACGACATGCAGGACTATTGGGACATCTATAATTGCAAGCTGGGGGAAAACACGTTTTATTCAGGCAACAGCCGTATCTTCCTGCCTCTAGTGTCCACC